CGGGGGACGCACCGTGGCTCATCAAGCCGTGGTCTCTCGGAGAATAATCAAGTAGGGGCATTGTCCTAGAGCTAAAGAGCAATAGACAAAATAACACAATCGTACACTGAAGTACAAAACAAAACCCAGACAAACGCCTGGGACAAAATAAATTTCGTTCAGTGTAAAGCTCAATTAAGATTGAGTTGCGCCGCAACACTACTGTAATAGTGCCTAAGCGTTTGTCTAAGAATTTGTTCGAATAGCGGTAACTGGAGGACCGACAAGGTATCCAAAGGAAAAATCCTCGCCGATCGAGCGACGAACCTCGAATTCATCAATCTTACCTGTGTGGTAATAGAAAACTCGAGGTCCTGCGCCATTCGAAACTTTCTTTGAAGTCGGGAGAATATGATTCTCTGGCCGACCCAAAGGTCCCAGATTAACTGGGAAGGGTGAATAAAAAGGAACATGAAGTTCCTGGTAGGGCTCGTACAAATGAAATTTGCACGCGTATGGTCTATTATGATAAACATTTGGGACCGAGTCAATGGTAGCCCACTGATCAATACGCGAGACATCATTCGTAGAATTGAAAACGGTTAAAACCGCTTCATCGCCATCAGTCTGAGTAACTCGACTGGTGAGAAGGAGCCTCATTGAACCACTCTGAAAGCGGTAAAGAGAGGCTACCATATCAAACCAGGAGACCTGATTTGATTGCAGGTTTTGTCCAATGGACGCGTCTGACAACCAAACAGTTGAATTAGGTGCAATGGTTACACCCGTGTCTCCTGATGGAGCTGCTCGTGAGTCCTGAAATGCTGCGGGCAGGTTCCAAACGTTAGGAAAAAGATCATAACGCTTGAGAACTTGGCGAAGCGATGTAATTGCTTCGCCCATGCCCAGAACATTTGGCGTAACATCAGAGATTTTACTCTCTGAAATGTTATTTTGAGCGCGTCCTTTCAAAACTGGCAGGTTCGCTCGAAGCCAAATGCGGAAATCTTCCCCCAGTGCTATTTCAGGATAAGCAAACTGGAAGTCATCCCCAGCGTAACCTTCAACAATAGTATCAATGGTTGTAGAAGCTGAAGGAGCTGTGCGCAAGCCAGTGATGGCAATGATGTAAATCATACCAAGTGGCGGCGCCCAGGATTTCCTAATGTCGTTGGGGTCCGAGTTCACCTCATCAGACCGCTTCCAAGGAAGATTCCATGCAAAAGGTACACAGAACGTGAAGCGGTTAACAAAGTGCAGATCGATAACCTCTGAATAACACTTATTAATGTCAACAGTGGTAAAGTCCGTAGACTCATCTGCACCTGGAACCCAGACAATTCTGATTCTTCCAGAATGGAAGACTCTTAACAACTTTAAAGTTGTAACAGAGCTCTCCACGCCAGTACCGAAACATAGACGCCAGGTAGGAAACAAGGTTATTGTACCTACGAATGGCAAAATGCGGTGGAGGCGTGGGATCAGAATATTTATCCTTTAGACAGGCGGTAGCATCTACTGGCCATGACCAAAGGACTTGTTTGTAGGTTGATGATGTCGAGTAGCTAAAACGATCGATATACGTTGGACGAGTTATAATTGACTTAATAGCCATCTCGTCCTCCGAAGTACCGAAGATCTCAGCAGGAACATCGTTTTCGTTTCGGTAGTCCATAGCCATCACCTTTGCTTTGACATCACCGTTATAATTGGTGAAGTGAGTACCAAACTGGTACGTCACTGGAGTCGTAAACTCAGGGTCATTTGGCTTTGACCAACCAAAAAGAGAAGCAGTTGCACCTACAGCATCTGCCACCCAGGTCAAGGTCCTAGCATACATGCCAAGAAAAGGGACTGCGAGAAAACTTCTGGCGACTCTACCAACAGACCGAGACATGGTCTCGATCGTACCTGGCCGAGATTTTTCAGAGTCAATTCGAGTCTGAATTCGGTCAAGGAGCGGGGTTACGTCTTCATCATTGTCAGCAGACGACAGTCCTTCTGGCATGGTCCGTTTTGGACGCTTATTTTGAGTCACACGTGGACCCTTTGACTGTGCGACACCCTTGAGTGGAGCAGTGAAATCACTACTAACACCCAGTCCTGTGGGCATCTCAAAGTCGATGTTTTCGGCGCGGAGAAAAACCACACCATCAACATCATTGAGTCCAGTCAACGGGCTGTAAACAACCACGTGGACAGTTCCAAGAAGAGCCTGAGCCGCTGTTACCAAATCGAAGTGAGAAGCCACATTCAGAAATGGAATTCGCAACTCAACACTGTCTCCATCACCAAGATCAAGGTCAATACCATGATACCCGGTGAGCCCACCAAAGTGAATAAAATTACTTGGTGCCAGCTGGAGCTGTTTCTCAAAAGGATTAAACACTAGTCTAAGAAGACCAGCGTTGAACTGCTGTGCGTTAACCTGGATGCGCACAACAAAATCACACCGCAGAAACCTGAAACCCTGAAGTTTTTCAAGGATCATTGCTGTAGCAATCCAATCATTTGGAAGCTCTACGGTGGTGAGTGAAGAAATCACGCCGGTGTTTGAAGGCCAGCTAAAATTCTTCAGCTCAATCTCTCTCGACAGAAAATCTGTCAACTCGTTCGGGTTATCGTCCTGAGCGTCAACATAATAGCGGTGCATCGTAGTAGATGGTGCACCTTCGGTCGGTACAACAGACTCTTCCGTGAACGTTAGAATCTGATGTGTTTCCATCACGGGGGAGGGAACCTCCTCCATGTTTCCGGACATCTGTTCGGTTGCATTTGTTGTTGATTGAGCAAGTCCTTTATTCATCTTCGCTGCTGACTTAAGCCGGCGAGATATAGATCGGGCAGAAAGCCTATTATTTTTAGAAGGGCACACGTCTGCCTCTAGAGGTAAATACCTCTCCCTTCGAGACCTAGGATAGCCTTCACGTCCTAGTCCCACTCCAGCAGGATTTGCTGCACAGCCACTTTCGATCATTTGCGGCTGGCCCCGATCACGGAGATCATTATTTTGGCCCATTCCCCAACGAAACGCTTCAACCTGACGATAATAATCGTAGGTATTGACGTACGTCGGGACGTCTAATCGACGTGCGGCCTGCGCGAATACTGGTACTTCTTTATGGAAAGTCTCACTGTCATGCATGGCGAGTTCGTGCACAGCTTCTTGCAGAGTATCTGCAGTTAAAGCGTGAACATCTACTCGCCCATGGACCCACATGGCCATTTCTCGAATCGTTTCGAGAGCCAGGGGAGCCCAATATCGTGAAGTATCTTCGTCCCATCTAAACCGGCGCTTAAGAAAAGCAATATCTTTAAGATACCGATACTTTACAATATCTCCGGTTTTGGCTTCATCAGTGTAAACCATTCCTAACTCTTTATAAGCTTCGGAAATCGTTTCCTGATTAAACCACTCTACGATCTCATCAGCAATGTTTGTAACGTCATCATCACCATAATTGGCGTGACGCACATACATGTTGTAGTAATCGAGAGAGAAGTGCTCTGGGCTATACTTCTTAGCACAGAGCATGTACACATATCTAACAGAGATAGAATGGTACAGGCAATTAAGGATGGTTGTCATCGGACAGCCTGAAGGCTGGGAGTGTGACCAACCATAAATCACATTGCCATCGATGTGAATCGAATGGACAATTTCACTCCAAAGTCCACGACGAATGGTTCGTTCCTTTTCAGAAGCATCATCAAAGTAACTCTCCACAATGTCGAGACATTTCCACAACATCTCAGAGGCAAGTGTACCATCATAGTTGGTGAAATCACCAGCTATCACTTTATTACCAACCTCTGTGAGTCGCTTTGCTAGCACCGTCCACTCATAAGAGTAAACATTGATGCCAACAGTTGCTTCAAATGTGATCCGGTTTCTCATCATGTGAGCAATAAACGGCAAAAAATACTGTCGAAAGACAATACTATACGCCATCTCACCTGCTGAAAATAGCCGGGTCTTTCCTTGATTTACCTTCTCAATGGGCCGGCGCTCATCTTTGAGCGTATCAGTCCAAAAGGTACAAGGACGACCACCTGAAGCACAGATGTCGCGAATGTTGTTACACTTTTCAACGACTTCTGGGTGGTCGGTTTTCCACTCTCCAGAATCATCTGAGAGATAGGCATGTTTACCTTTCCCAGATTTCTTCCATCCATACCCAGGAGAAGTCTTTCGACACACACCCTGGATAAATTCATCACCCTCAATGCCTCTAATTGCTTCCTCATGTGTTAAAACACGTGAGTCTCCTTCCTTTCGGTTGGTAAGCACTAGGCACTTCAGGTGCTCAGTTGCTGCATTAAGCAAAGTATCATCAAGCTTAACTGATGGTGTACTTGCTTTCTTACGAGCCAGTTCAAGTGGATCATACTCCACACCGTCCCTTACGAACGGGCGGAGCATCGCTGGTTTCATTGTGGGAGTGGTGATAACACCATGAAGAGGCGAAGGAAAAATCCTCGTCTTCACATTCTTATGAATAGGTTCCTTAACGGTCCCAAATTCAAGAAAGCTCCCTTGCACGTTTCGTTTAATTTCGACACGTGCACTGGTTTCATCAAGGGGAATGCTGACAACAGCAACTCCTGATTCAACCACAGGTTCACACGATATCAAACTGTCAGGCATAACACCTTCCAGTCTGCTCAGAAGTTCATTTAAGGCTTCAATGTGGAGTGCTTGCGCAATTCCTTGATATCGGCCAAACTTCACGCCGGCCATGTGAATACCGGCGAGTTTCTTGTGGCGGTTCTTATCATACATGATCATAAGAGCACCACAGTCACCAAAACGGGTTTGAATCCCGTATTGGAAATAGTTGCGAACAAATCTCTCTTCAGTTGAATCAGAGAGAGCGAACACACCGTCTGATGCAGCACATACGTTCGAAAAGTATTGCCGCAGAATGAGTTGGCTCTGGTTGGGTGAAAACCCAAGGAGCGAAACCCACTCAATCGTGTTAAAGTACGCATAATCCTCCTTACTCACAAAGAATTTTGTTATATCTCTGTGTTGAGGAACATTGCGTGGAAGCTCAATGAGACAAAGGTCTCGGCTTCCATACTCACACGATTCATCAGCAAATGTTGATTTCACAGCGGTAGCGTCAAATTCATACGCACCACTGTGATTAATCACACGCCACTTCTTCAATCCTTTAAAAGTATTGAGGAGGTGTTTGTTTGTCAGCAAAATACGTCCTTTTATGATCGTACCAGTCTGACAGATTTCCCAACCGCCTAAACTCCAATACTGAATAGCATAGATATTGTTTATGACGGTGGACGCAACTTCAGCCGCGTTCTGATCGAGAATAGCCTGGGCATTAGATTCAACGTTTGTTACAACGCGTCCTTTCACGCTTCCAGGAGCATAATTCTCTCGGTTGGTGTTCTGTCTACCTTTGGCAGAAGCGGGCTGATAATTTTCCCGGTTGGTAGGAGCACGACCTTTATTTGTGCCAGGGTTATAACCTTCGGCACTATCATAATCGTCCTCACCACCACTCCACTTGTGAATCAAATTACGAATCCAGGTATAGGCAGCACGAAAGCACAGTAACATTACTATGTACGGCGTAATTAGAGCTGCCAAATTAATAAACCAGGAAAAGTAAATGACCCACTTGGGCATTTCCGGGATTTCGTCCGGACGGAAACCTTGCTCTTCAAAACCAAGGTTCCATCCTGCGAGAGTTTGTCGATTATAGTCTTCGACATAATTCTCGAGATTTCTCGACACATCTGAAAAGGCTTTAACCACTTTCAGATACCAGCGTTTAGCAAAACCTGGGACGAAATTCTTGTGTTCATGACACAATTTAAACATCCCTGGTCGGATAGCACCAACGGCAAAGAAAACATTGTCAAAAACTTTGTCTTTCTCCGCCTCACTACCTGTACAGCTTTCAGCTGCAAACATAGCAGTAGCGTATGACCGCATAAAGCGATCACACAGCTTTGGTGCAATCTCAACACAGTCTACTTTGCGGAGACCGGTAACGTCGCCTTCGGCGACAACTGTCGGCACCGCAAGAGGCTCGTAATGCTCCAACGAATTCGAAAGAGCAAGATGAACGCTAGCACCAAAGCCACGCCTGAGAAAATTAGGTTCCCAGTGGACTCTGACACCAGACTGTGCTTGTCCGGCAATAGTGTTGAAATATTGTTTCTGGAAATCGTTAAAACGATCGCCAGAACTCATTTTAGCTCGATATGCTTCGAGCACAATTTGCGTCATTTCCCGGAACGATAAGCGTTTATTACTAAGCTCATGCGTTCCTGTGGCTTCTAGCTGGATGAACTCAATGGCTTTTTCATAGACCAGAGGATCATCAATAGCTTCGTCGGCCACTTTAGCTGAATTAAGACTAACGTGAACTCGCCCGTTTATTTCTCGGACCAGTTCGTAGTCTTTAGCAGGAACCTGTTTAAATTTCAGGTTGACCCTACCAGCAACAGCATCAGGGAAAGTAAGC